GACCTCGGTCAGGGCGGTGTTGAAGCCGGCGTCGCCAACTGCGCGATAGAACTGCGAGATGGAGTCGCCGAGGTTCGAGAGCTTGCCTCCAATGGTCTCCATCTGAGCAGCCATTGCCCCAGCAAAGTTGGCTTCGCCCAGGCTTCGGAGATAGCCTTCGATCTCCTTCGTGTTCTTCCGGACAACGGTGGTGATGCCCTGAAAGGTGAATGCGATCTGATCGCCTTGCTTCGAGGCGTCGACCGTGAATTCCTTCAGCCGTTCGAACTCGCCCCGAGTCGCGTCCTTAATGGCCTCGATGAAATCGTCGAGCGTCTTGCTCATTGACGAGGCCGTGTTGCCGTAGGAACGCAATGCCTCCATCGACGGATCAAGTCCAGCCGCCTTCAGCTTGATGAACGCCTGCACCACCTCTTGCAGTTGGTACGGGGTCTGCGTCGCGAACCTCTCGATCTCCGCCATCGCCGCTTTGGCGGCCTCGGTCGAGCCGGTCACCGTCTTGAGGCTGGCGGCCAGCGACTGGAACTCGCGGTTCGTGGCCACCAGGTTGCCGGCCAGGGCGCCGAGGCCGATGGCGGCGATCAGCCCGGGCAGGATGCGCAAGGAGGCGGCCAGGCCCTCGCTCTGCTGGCCCAACTCGCGCATCTCGCGCCCCGCCTTGTCGGCGTCGCGGCCCATCTCCTCGAGGCCCTTTCCGGCCTTGCCGCCGGCCGCCGAGAGATCCTTCAGCACGCCCTCGGCGCCGACCACCTCGGCCCGCAGGCCCTTGGCGTCGCCGGTGATGCGGATGGACAGCGCCAGGTCGTTCATGGCCTCACTCGTTCTCCTGCCGCTCGCGCATCGCCGCCAGGGCGGCGTGCTCGATCGCCTTCAGGTCCATCAGCAGCTCCTTGGTCGGCCGCCGGCCCAGGAACCGCATCGCCGCCAGCACGCCCTGGTAGTCCAGGCCGACCGGCCCGCCCGGCCCGACCCGCCATTGCGTGTCGGCGGCCAGGAACACCTCGAAGCTGGGCCAGCAGTCGTCGTGCACCTCGAAGACGTCGCCAGGATCCGGCTCGGACTCGCGGCGCAGCCGCTCCAGCTCCTCCTCGGCCATGCCGAAGACCGTCAGGTCTTCCAGCTCTGCGGCCGACAATCCCGCGGCGCCGGCGCGGCCCAGGGCCTGCGGCCCCAGCGCCCACGCCCGCGCCGCGGCCGTCAGTTTTTTTCCTTACGCCCCGACACGGCCGTCTTGTACGCGTCCATAAGGCCGAGACGCATGAAGGGCCAGCGCAGCACCGCCGCCTTGTTCTCCTCCGAGTACGGCACGTGCGCGCCGTCCTCGCCCGGCAGATCGCGCCAGCCTTGCAGCACCCGGTCGAGCACCCGCAGGTCATAGGGCTTGGGATCCGGCGACTCGTCGCCGACCGGGATCGCGTCCAGCTCCTCCTGGGGCAGGATCTCGAACGTGCCCTGGAACTTGAGGATGCCCTTCTTGCCGCCGTCCAGCGGCACATAGGCGGTGACCGGCCACTCGACGGTGTGCTTGCCGGTGATCGAGAACTTCATCGGAATGCCCCCTCCTTACTTCGCGGTGATGACCAGTTCGTCGTCGCCGGCGCTGGGCTGCAGGATCAGGTCCATGTCCAGCATCGTGACGCCGCGGTCCTCGGAGTACTTCGGCCGCGCGAGCTGCACCGCCGGCGCGTCGATCTGCACGATGTGCCCGGCGGCGGTGCCGTGCACCCACTGCAGGGCGCCGGCGGTGGCGGCCTTGACGATCGCGAAGAAGTCCTGGGTGTCGACCGGCGGCGCCTCGATCGAGATGCTGCCCTTGCCCTGCCGGTCGCTGATCTCGACCGACTCGTCGTTGACCAGGTCGCGGTGCTCGACGCGGTTGCCCAGGTCGATCGACAGCTTCTTGGCCACCGCGGCGTAGGCGTGCAGCAGGCAGTCGGGCGTGTTGGCGTTCGACACCGCCTTCGGGACCTGCCAGCCGGTGAAGTCGGCGGCCGGCAGCGCCACCGCGGCCGGGTCGGCCCACAGCCCGACGAAGCGCCAGCGGTAGCGCGGCACGCCCTGGCTGTCGAATTCGATGGTGCAGTTGCCCCGCGCCCCCAGCAGCTTGTGCAGCGTGCCGTCCTGATTGAAGTAGATCGACAGGCTCTCGTGGTTCTCCGAGACCGGCTGATACGTCACGTCGACGCCGGCCGAGATGGTCTCCGACATGCCGGCGCCGCGCATCAGAGCGCCCCACTTCGGCACCGTGCCGGCGGCGCCGCTGCCGGCGATCTCGGTGGCGAAGTCGATCACCACGTGCAGGCCGACCGGCAGCTCGCCTTCCGAGCCCATGGTCGGGCGCACCAAGCCGCGGCTGACGCCCTGGTATTCCATTGGCGTGATGGTGGCGTCCGAGATCTGGATGGCGTTGGCGGCGCCGGTCGGGGTGGCGTCGACGCCGTAGGTCGTCTCGACCTTGGCGACGATGACCTTCTTGCGCCATTTCAGCTTGCGGGCCATGGCCTATTCCTTCTCCTTCTTCGCCGCCGGCTTGGGGCTTTCCTCGGGCGCCGTCTGGTCCGGACGGTCGAGCCGGCGGCCGTCGGCGGCGCGCGGCGCGTTGCCCTTGACGGGCTGGTTGGTGCGGTGCTGCAGCTTCGGCTTGGCGCCGGGCTTGTCGGCGGCGTAGCTGCCGCCCTGCCTCGGGTTCATGCGCGCTCTCCCTTAGTAGACGCGGGTCAACAGGCTCATGCGGGCGCCGTGGCACAGCACGCCGGCGAACATCACCGGGCCGCTGTCGTCCAGCCGGATCCCGGCGAACTCCTCGTGGATGCAGGTGCCGACCACGCCGCCCAGCTCGTCGTCGGCGCGGAAGGCTGTGCGGATCGCTTCGACCAGGTCGTCGAAGGCCTTCTCGCTGGCGGCACCGTCGACCAGCGCCATGAAGCCGGCGATGCGCCACAGATGGTCGGTGGTGTAGGTGCCGATGCCGCGCTCGCGCTCGACCGTCCGCACCCGCCGGACGTGCCAGCCCAGCAGGGCGCCGGCGGTCGTGTACAGGGTCTGGAAGTCGCTGTTGCTCTTGGCGAAGCGCTCGTAATCGTGCACCAGGCCGATGCCCGGAACGCCCTGCAGCTTGGCGACGATCGCAGCGCGGATGGTGGCCAGATCGCTCATTCGGCGATCCTTCCCGGGATGCGGGCGGCGGCGCGCTCGAAGATGGTCTCGACCTGGCCGCGGTTGGCCGCGAACGCCTTCTCGAACATGTGCGCGCCCTCGGTGCCGCGGGCCTTGATCTTCATGGCGATGGCGCGGGCGGCGCCCTTGGCCTCGTCCTCGGACAGGCCCAGCTTGTGCTTGGCCCAGTCCTGCAGCGGTTCGATCGGCGGCATGTGCGGCTTCGTGCCCATCTCGACCGGCACGGCATAGGCCAGGCTGGTGCCGACGATGCCGATCACCGAATCGCCCAGCACAACCGGCTCCTGCGCGGCGATCGAGCCCTTCAGGCCGCCGCCGCCGCCGATGCCGGACGGCGTCAGTTCCTGGATTTCCCGCTGCAGCAGCAGCGAAGCTTCCCAGCCGGCGCGCTCCAGCTCGGCGCGGGCGATCTCCGCCGCCCCGGCCAGCGCCTGCTCGACGCGCTCGGCGCCCAGGATCTCCAGGCCGAATTCGGTCACAGCCGCCCCCTGCGCCCGCGCAGCAGGCGCGGCTGGCCGCGGCTGTCGGTCGGCGTCAGCGTGGTGACGGCGCCGGCGGCGACCGTGCGCTTCGGGTCGATGCCGAGATGGTCGAAATACAGCTTGCGGCAGGCATTGGCCCGGCGGCCGTAGTCGCCCGACTTCGAGGCGTGGTCGACGCTGTCGGCCTGGATGGTCGGCTGGCGGTCGCCGGCATGGGCGGCGGCGAGCTGGTCGAGCAGCAGCGCCGCCGCCCAGTTGGCCACCGCCTCGCGGTCCTTCACCGGCACCGTGTCGACGCCGGCGTCGACCTGGTGCGCCCGGGTGAAGCGCACCCGCACCGAGGCGCCGGCCGCCGGCGGCGATGCCAGGGCGATCTTGACCGCCGCCGGCGTCTCGTACAGACCCCAGTCCGCGGGTTCGATCCAGGTCGGCGGCACCTCGTCCGGCGGGGACTCGAGTCCGGTGACGCGGGAAAAGCCGTCCTCCCAGGCCGGCGGCAGCGCCAGTAGCTTGGTGCCGTCGGCCGCCACGTCCTCGGCGACGGCGCGCGGCCGGTCCGAGGAGTAGCGGGTGACGGCCAGGGCGATCGCCTGATCGCGCTCCGCCGTGGCGATGATGCCGGCGGAGTCGCGCACCAGGGCGTCGACCAGATCCTGGAAGTCGGCCAGCGCCATGGCGATGCCTCAGGCCACCACGGCCTTGTAGGCGCCGCGAAAATCGGTGACCGCGCCGCCGTAGATGTGGCGGATCTTCCAGGTCATCTTGTCGGCCGCGAACATCGAGCCGGCGTTGGGCGCATCCTGGACGAACAGCTCGGGCTCCTCGTTGCCGTCCAGGAAGGCGATTTCGATGGTCGGCACGTCGAGCGGATCGGCCATCGCCGCCCAGTCGTTGGCGTCCGACCAGTACCACACCGGGATGATGGTCGGGCTCAGGCTCTGCAGGAACGTCTTGTCCTGCTCGGTGTTGCGGCGGAACAGGTCGGCCCCGGTCTCCTCGAGGTCCGGCGGCACCAGCAGGAACTTCGGCCCGACGCCGACCGTGTCGTGGTCGTCCAGCTCGGTCTGCTTGATCATCGCAAGCCGCGCCGCCGCGTAGCTCGCAGCCGCCAGCGCCGCCGATCCCAGGTTGCCATGGCCGACGGTGAACAGGTTGGTGCCGTCGTAGATCACCGGGTTGGTGCGGATGAAGTCGAAGACGAACTTCGCCAGGGTCCGCTTGCCCGCACGGGACAGCCGCAGCGGGATCATGCGGATCATGCCGACGTCGTCGTTCTTGATCGCCTCCAGCGTCAGGGTCTCGAGCCCGCCGCGCTTGGTGACCGCCATCGAGACCTTCTCGTCGCTCGGGCTGGTCAGGGCCGTGTAGTCGGCGCCCTCGGCCACCGCCGGCAGGTCGCCGTAGCCGCCGACGCGCGCCCGCTCGTGGCTGCGGAAGTCGACGGCGTTGCCGACCGTGACGACCTGGCGCCAGGCGCCGTAGACGTCGGGGGTGCGATAGTCGGCGATCATCCGGCGGTGGATGGCGTTGCCCAGCACGTCCGACAGCTCGGCGGTGCCCAGAGCCTCGCGCATCAGCGCCTCGTCGCAGTGCCGGCGCAGGCCGGTGACCAGGCGGTCGCCGGTGATCTGGACGTAGCACTCCTTGAAGCTGCGTGCCTGGCCGTGATCCTTGTGGCTCGGATCGAAGAAGGCCTCCAGCATCTGCGCCACCTTCTGATCGCGGCTCTCGCCGGGCTCGATCCGCATGCCCAGACCGCGCACGGCGCCGGACTCGGTGAAGCTGGCCAGGTACTCCTTCTCGCCCTTGATCGCGGCGCCGACGGCGGCCGGGCCGTAGTCGCCGGCGGCCTCGATCAGCCGCAGCACGCGGGTCTGGGCGGCCGGCGGCAGGCCGGAACCGGCGACGGCGTCGCGGGCGGCGAAGCGAGCCTCGACAACGCGCACCGCGTCGGCGGCGGGGTCGGCGCTGGTGCTGTCCGGTAGCTCCTTCGGGGCGGCCGGCTTGACGACGGCCTCGCGCAGCAGCGCCTGCAGGTCGCCGTCGGAAATGGCATGGACATCCTTGCCGGCCAGCAGGTCGGGGCGCTGCGCTTCGAGCAGGCTGATGATCTGTTCACGATCCATGAGCTTCTTTCCCTCTTCGCCGCCGTGGGCGGCCTCGATGCAGTCGATGACCTCGCCGCCGGCGCCGGGCTCGACGATCAGGTCGACGGAGTTCACCTTGACGAACTTGCTGGCGCGCTGGACGCTGCGGCCGCCGACGGTCAGCCGGCGCGCCTGCGCCTTGGCGTCGATCGAGAACCCGAACAGCCCGGCCATGCCGCGGTCCCAGGCCTCGCGCAGCTTGACGGCGACGTCGCCGGCCGGCTGCAGCATCTGCAGCTCGCCCTGCAGCTCGCCGGTATCCGTGCCCTGGCCTTCGACGAAGCCGACATTGGCCAGCCGGCCGACCAGGTTGCGCACGTCCTTGCCCTTGCCGGCCAGGTGCTCCTCGTCCGACTTGACGAAGACCCTGGCGTTCTCGAACAACGGCGCCGCCTCGCGCAGCACCGCGTCGGGATAGTAGTTGCCGTTGCCGGACAGGCCGGCGCGGATGATCCGCACCCGGAACGCCGTCGCGCCCTTGCCCTCGGACTTCGCCTCGAGGAAGGCGCCGGCGGCTTCCATGACCGCGGCGGCCGCACCCGGCGCCTCGTAGCTCTGGATGACCCGCTCGGCGGCGCCGAAGGTCACGGCGGTGCCGTCGACCGTGTAGGGGTAGCGCCAGAAACCGCCGTCCCGCTCGACGACGATGCTGTCGGCGAAGACGGCGCGAATGAAGGGGTAGGGATCGGCATCGCCCTGCAGCTTCAGGAGCTGCCGCAGCGACACCCGCAGCAGGTCGCCCAGCTGCATGAAGTCGCCGGCGAAGGCCTCGCGGATCGCCGTCTCGCCGATCAGGCCGAGGGCCGGTAGCGCGGCGCCGCCGGCCTGGGCCTCGCGCAGATCGACGATGGCATCGCCCATCACGCGGCGACCTCGTGCTTGCGGCCGTCGATCGTCACCAGGCGGAGCTTGCCGCCGTCCAGCACGCGGGCGGCGATGACGTCGGCGGCGGCGGCCGCGCGCTCGATCACCATCTGGCGGCCGGTCTCCTTGTCCTTCACCGGATTGCCGTCGCGATCCGTCTTGTGGACGCGCACGGTGATGCCGGCGGCCTTCAGGGCCTTGGCGATGGCGATGGCGTCGGGCTGGACGGCGGCGGGTTCGTTCGGCATGTCGGTTCGTCTCCGGGGCTCGGGGATTTCGTCGGCCTTGATCCGCGGCCGATGTGGTGCCAGCCTATGGAGACGGCGCGAGGTCGATAACCCGGACACCTGTCCGGTAGACGCGCCGCCCTCCCACGAAACGGCGACCTGGTTTTCTCCCCCCGCTTTGAGAGCGGCTTGAGAGCGCCTGAGAGCGCCAGGAGGCCTGTCTACCCATTCCGGGGTACGACCGAGCCCCCGAAAGGGCTATGTCCGTTGTGCGGCCCGCGCAGGGGCTTTCGCCGCCGGATCGACGGGCCTATACTGAGTGCATGACCGCCGGGCGTGCTGAGAAGGCGATTTCAGCCCGCTCGCCCCGTGAGGGGAGCGGCCCGCCGGCGCCGGCATGGGCGCCGTAGTGTGGTCGGGGACGTCGCGCACCCCGCCCGGCGGTCACAAGCTTCCCGTCAGCAGCTCGAACTGGCCCTCGTTGGCCAGGATATCGCGTGTCTCCATTTTGCCCGACAGGATCCAGTTGTGCCGGCGCCGGCGGGCGCGGGCGTTGTCGCTGCCCAGCTTGACGACGATCTTGGCTAGGCGGTCCTCGCCCGGGACATCGGCCACGAACACCAGGTCCCGGCCGGACGCGCCGGCGCCGACATGGCGCAGCACCGCCTTCGGCCGGGCGATGACGTCGGGCAGCGTCTCGATGATCGACATCGGCAGGGGATGCTTCTTCGATTCCCGGCGCATGCGCGCGATCTTGCGGTCGGAGATGCCGACGTCCGGCGACAGCGGCTGGATGCCGCGCGCGGCCAGCGGCTGATCCAGCGCCCGCGGCAGGGCGGCGACGGTCTCCCAATGGCCGCCCGGCGTCAGCTTCCCCGAATCCAGCCGCTTGGCCCAGCGGGCGAAGCCCTGGGCGCGGGCGTCCTCGACCGTCAGCTTGCCCGGATCGCCGCGCTCCTCCTCGCCGATCGGCCGCTCGCCGGGATGGCGCAGCTCCCAGTCGTCCATGTAGGGCAGGCTGACGCAGCCGCAGTTGACGCTGTGCCTGGCCGGCGCCGAGGGGTGGCGCGGAAACAGGATGTCCGTGCCGCCGACCTTGAACGGCTCGTCGATGGCCTTGATCTGGCCGTCGGCCAGGTCGTGGCTCGGACGGCTTCGGCGCTTGCCGGACCGCCGCCACTGTTTCTTGAGCAGCGGCTTGCCCGAAGGCGACACCAGCACCTTCTCGGCCTGGCTCATCCGCTCGTGCGCCGCCGTCGAATAGGCGCGGCCCAGCTCGGTGCGCATGATGGTGATCGCGCGGCCGCGGCCGCCGCTGGTCAGGCTGGCGGCGATCGCGTCCAGCGCCTGGTTGGGATTGACCGCACCGGTCATGACCAGGCCAAGCTGGGTCTTGATCCTGGCGCCGGCCTCGGCCGCCACGTCCTTCAGCCGGTCGGTCATGAAGCTGCGCATGGCCATGAGCTGGCCGGGATCGATCTCGCCCAGCACGCCCCCGAGCTGCACGCCGCCGACGGCGATCGGCGCGTCGACCAGCTCGACGCCGGCGGCCCAGGCCTCGCCGGCGGCCGCCGTGCCGGCCTGGGCCAGCGCCGCGCCCAGCTCGTCGAGGCGGGCGTCGACCTGGCGCTGCACGCCGGCCAGCCGCCAGGCCTCGAACTCGGAGGCGCCGGCCAGCTTGCCGCGGATCTCGACCGCCGCCGCATCGAGCAGCGCGATCGCCTCCTCGGCCGCCCGGCGCTGCAGCCCGACCAGGCGCTTGAGCTGCTCGGATCGCGCCTTGCGGAAGGCGGCGTCGCGCTCGGCCTTCGTCATCGGCACGGCAGCAGCCTCCACCACCAGGCGCCGATCCGCCCGCGCCGCGCCGCCAGCCTGCGGCGGAAGGCGGCGACGCGCGCCGCCGTGATCCTGCCGCTACTCCGTCGCGGATTCGGCGGCTCGGTTTGCATGCGCGCCAGCCGAACGTCCAGGCGCCGCGGGACGTCGATGGCCAGCGGCACCGCGATGGCGAGCACGATCACCCGGCGGGCCGGGATCATGCCGGCTCTCCGTCGTCCTCCGGGAAGTCGGGGAAGCCGTCGCGCTCGGCCTTGGCGGCGGCCTCGTCGAGCGCTGTCTCGAGCTCGGCGTCGACGTCGATCTCCACGCCCAGGCGGCCGGCGATCGACGCGACGATCGCCGTGACGGTCTTCTTCGACAGCAGGCCCTCGGTGATCGCCTGGGCGCCGGCGGCGACGACCTGGCCCAGGGCGGCGGCGTATTTGGTGGTGTCGCGCGCCGTCAGCTCGGGGAAGTTGGCGGTGACCGCATAGGCCTCGGTGTCGGCCTGATTGGCAGGGTCGGGCTCGCGGCCGTACAGCGCCTTGGCGCGCTGTCGGACGACATACGTGCCGATCTCCTCCAGGATCGCCTTCCACAGCGCCTGGCGCATCGAGAACATCTTGAAGGTCGGCTCGCCCATCTCGCCGGCGGTGGCGCGGTTGACGTCGCCGCCGCCGCCGTACCAGTGCTCGGGAATCGAGCCGCCGCCCAGGACGTGATTGCGGAACAGCCGCGCCGCGGCGCCGGCGTCGTAGGACTTGATTTCCGGCGACACGGCGTCCCATTCCTCCGAATCGTTGTGCACGCGGATGCCGCCGGCCTCCGGTACCACGATCGAGGCGGCCCGCCGGTTGACCTCCTCCTGCGTCGCGCCCTTCAGGGTGACGTCCCAGATGAAGGCGCGCAGGTAATTCCAGCGCTCCAGCTCACCGAACAGCGCCTCGTCGTAGGCGTCCAGCCAGTCCATCGCCGGCATCAGATCGGACTGCCCCCGGGTGGCGTTCGACAGGTCGTTGATGGCGTAGTAGAAGCACTCGCCGTCGCCGAAGCTGGCGCGGATTTCCTGGGTGCGGCGGCTGAACACGGTCTCGGGGCCGTTGACGATCACCCGGTAGCGCCGGGCCTTGCCGCGCTTGTCGCGCACCGTGACGATGCCGATCGGCTGCTCGATGTTGTCGGGATCGGTGACCACCGTCTCGATCAGCCCGGGGTCCACGTAGCCCAGGCGCACCATGCCGTCGAACTCGTTGACGAACACCGGCCAGCACTGCTCGCCATAGAGCGCCAGCTCGCGCACCTTCTTCGGCAGCTTGAGGTCGAGCCGGTTGATCGGATCGCGCCAGAAGGCGTCCAGCCAGCCCTGTGCCTCGGGGTCCGGCGCCGACAGGCTGACGCCCTCGGCCAGCAGATAGGCGACCGGCAGCTCGACCATGCGGTTGGCCAGCAGGTTGGCCTTCCACAGATAGACCGCCAGATCCTGCATCCGCTTCTGGGTCAGCGGCGCCAGGTCCCGGCGGGCGTCGCCGGTCAGGCGCCGCCACTCGGCCTCGTCGCGATCGATGGTGGCGCCGGCGGCTTCGCGCAGCGCGGCCGGCGGCGGCGCGGACGCGGTCTCCGCGCCGGCTCCGAACAGCCTCTTAACGGCGGCGATGACGCCCATGGATCCCCCCCTCGAACGGCCGCGCGATCAGCGGGCGGCCCTGGTTGACCGCCGGCCGCCCGGCCGGCCGGTAGCTGCTGTCCGACTTGGCGACGTTGGCGCCGGCCGGCGGCTGACCGCCGCCCTCGGCCGAGGCGATCCCCAGGAACGCCGCCCAGGTGCGGTCGGCGTGCCCTTCCGAATCATCATCGGCGACCAGGCGCGGGTGCCCTGTCGGACCGATGACCTTCTTCAGCTTGTGCAGGTCGGCGCGCAGGACGGGATCGCCGGCCGGTATGCGCAGCCGCCGATCCTCGAACCGCTGTCGGGCGGCGGTGGCGATATCCAGAGGCCGCGATCCGGCCAGCAGGACGCCTTCGACCCGGGCCGTGCCGTGCCGGCGCTGGGCGTCTTCGACCGGCTTCTCGCCCATGCCGGTCTGGTCCATCGACAGCCTGGTCACGCGGTAGCGCGCCATCAGCTCGTCGATCACCGCGTCCTGTTCGGCGAAGGTGGCGTTCTGCAGCGTGCGGATCTCGCGCGTCCACAGCACGTCGCCGACTTCCTCCCAGACCCACGCCACCCACAGGTGCTTGCGCCTGGCGATATCGTTCCCGATGAAGACGCTGCCGCCCTGGTACAGCTCGGGCCTGCCGGCGTCCTCGTGCTCGCAGGCCGCGATCAGGTCGTAGGACAACCAGGCCGACGCCTCCTCGAGGAACTCCAGCTCGTACTCCTGGCGCCAGGCGTCGTCGTCGCCGAGGGCGGCGCGCAGCTCGTCGATGTCCCGCTCGAGTCCTTCGGCAACGGCCTGGTAGATGTCCACCTTGTGGCGCGACCAGACGGCATCCTTGCCAGTCCACAGGTCGTGAAACTTGTTGCCCTTGCCGTTCGGCGTCGACGTGACGCGCAGCTTCAGGCCGGGCTTCGAGATCACCGGGAACAGCGCCGTCCAGATCTTGCGGCTGTCCTGATGGAAGGCGAACTCGTCCAGGAACACGTTGGCCGAGAAGCCGCGCGCCGTATCGGGGTTGGCCGGCAGCGCGGTGACGCGCGAACCGCCGGGGAACGTCACTTCCACCGCCTTGTAGGACACCTTGCCGTGCTGGGCCACGAAGTCGTATTCGCTGGCCTCGAAGGCTTGGCCATAGGCCTTGCAGTGCAGCCTGACGCCTTCCTCGATCGCCTCGCGCGCCTGGCGCTCGCCGCGCGACAGGATGACCCAGCGTTCCTTGCGGCCGAGCAGCTCGGCCTCCATGCACTCGTCGACGATCTCCAGGGTGGTGGTGAAGGTCTTTCCGGTCTGGCGTGCGAACATGCCGATCTTGAAGCGCGCCTTGTCCTCCAGCCAGCGCCGCTGGTAGAGGTGCAGGATTCCGGCGCTCATGCCTCGCCCCGGTAGATCGCCCGCACTCGGGCCAGGGCCTCGGCGGGCGTCAGCTTGCCGCCCTTGGCCTCGTCCTCCACCGCCTTGACGCCGCGCTCGAGCTTCTCGGCTTCCTCGGCGCGGATGCGGTCACGTTCCTTGTGGACGTAGTCCTGCTCCAGGCGAACGGACGAGGAGAGTTCCTTCATCGCCTTGGCGAAGAAGAAGAAGTCCTGGCTCTCGAGGTCCTCGCCCTCGCCGTCCATCTTCTTCAGCAACGAATCGAACGCGAGCTTGCGCAGGATCTCGACCAGCAGCCGGCCGTGCTTCCCCTCGGTCGCCTGCGGTCCCATCTCGCGCACCAGCGCGTCGACCACCTCGCGGCTCTCGCGCAGCTTGGCGGCGACCTCGTTGACGTTCCGGGCATGGCGGCCGACGGCCGAACGCGAGCGCGGGTGCCCGGCCTCCGAGAGGTAGCCGACGATCTGGTCGATCGTCCAGCCGCCCTCGGTGATCATGAAGTTGACCTGGGCGAGGACCGCCGGCGGCAGGGTCTTCAGGCTCGACGGGATCGGCATCACGCCCTCGTCGGCCGGTCGACGCCTTCGACGCGGATCTCGCCGCGGGCGACGCGCTCGCCTTTGGTGGTGATCGAGACCACCCACAGGTCGGCGGTCAGCTCCTCGAGCTCGACCAGGCCGCGGCCCGACAGCCAGCGGGCGTCGTCGCGGATCATGTCGCGGTCGACGGTGCGGTGGAACTGGTAGACCGCCTTCTCCAGGGCCGAAGTGTTGATGCCGGCGCCGGTCTCCATCAGCAGGCGCAGGATGACCAGGCGGCGGTCGGCCGCGAAGGTGGCGGCGACGGCGGCGGACTTGCTCACGGCTTCACCTCCATGTGTCCTTCGACCAGCAGGTCGTTGTCGCGCTGCACGGCGCGGATCACGGCGTTGATGGCCTTGATGTCCCCGCGCAGCCCGGCGATCTCTATGCCGGTCTGCCCCAGGCGCGCGATCAGCGCGTCGACGTCTTCCTTGGTCGGCATGTGCTCGAGGATGGTCTCCAGCCGCGTGAAACGGACGTCGCCGGCGTTGAGCCGGCCGATCAGCGCGTCGTGCTCTTCGTCATGCTCGTCGCGATAGGCGTCGAACTGTTCCTTGGTGACGAACCCGCGGCGCAGCGACCACGCCGCCCACAGCACCACGGCGTTGACGAAGAAGGCGGCCAACGGCCACCAGGTGCGGACGAAGTCTTCCATCGGGTCAGCGCCCTCCCATGGCGCGTTCGAGCCGCTGCTGGCAGTCGATGCAGGTCAGGGCGCCCGGGTTCGCCGCGCGGCGGGCCGGCGGGATCTCGTCGCCGCAGAGCTGGCAGTCCTGCGCGCCGTCGCCGCCGATCTTCGCGGCGGCGACGGCGGCTTCGACGGCCTGGGCGCGCAGGCGCTCCTCGTGCGCCTGCGCCAGGTCGACGGTGTCGGCCATCACGCCTCGGCGATGCTGGCCGCCAGGCCGTCGGTGATGGCGTTCAGTTCGGCCCATTCCTCGGGCGTCGGATCGCGCTTCTCGGCGACCATGCGTTCGATCGAGTTCTTGGCTTCGATGGCGGCGGGGATGCCGCGGGCGACGGCCTCGGCGATCTTGATGCCGAGCATGATGGCGGCGGAGGCGGCCATGTCAGTTCTCCTCGAGCAGGTTGTGCTTGGCGATCGCGGCCGACAGCTCGGCCACGGCGGCACCAGCCGCGGCGAGCGCCGCCGGGATGGCGGGATCGCGCCCCGAACGCACGGCGGCCTGGGCGGATTTGACGGCGGCGACGGCGGTCACGGTGGCGCGCTGCAGCGCCTCCTTGACCTCGGGCCTGGCCGCGGCGTCGGGCGAATGGACGTAATGGTCGACGGTGGCCAGCAGGCCGTTGAGCTGGCCCTGCAGGGCAAACACCCTCTGGGCCGGCGTCTCGGCCTGCTGCACGGCGCAGGCCGACAGCGAGCCGACCATGGTGACGGCGATCAGCAGCACCGCCAGGCCGTGGCCGAATCCGGCGGGGAAGCCGTCGTCGGCCTTGCCGATCGGGCGGTCGGCCTTCAGGCGGCCGACAATGGCGACCACGCCGGCGACCGAGGTGGCGAGGGCGACGATCACGTTGACGAGCTGGAGCTGGTCCTCGGCGCTCAGGCTGACGCCGAACAGGCCGAGCAGCGGCAGCACGGCGGCGACCAGGCCGCCGACCACGCCGCGGGACAGGTACCAGGGCTTGGGATTGTTCATGCCGATCCTCACGAGTAGGCACGGTTGAGCCAGCCGGCGAGGTACTTGCCACGAACCGGCTTGGCGATAACGAGGCCGCGGTAGAACCCGGCGGCCTCGGAGCGGATGGCGGGCAGCAGGCCCTTGAAGTGCAGGGCCGCGACGGCGGCATGGGTCTTCGGGCCGAGAATGCCGTCGTCGATCAGCGGCGATCCGGCGGCGCGGCAGGCCCGCTGCAGGCACTTGTGCGCCTGTCCCGGCCCCATGTTGACGGCCAGGTCGAAGACCTTGGTGGCGACGAACAGATCCGGAAACCGGCCGTAGCCGTGGCGGTCCCAGAAATGCTTGCGGTAGAAGGCGGCCGCGGCGTCGGGGGTCAGGGCGCGGATATCGTCGGCGTCGACGTCGCCGTCGCCGTCCAGGTCGAAGTCCAGATCACCGAGACGGCGCAGTTCGCGCAGGCTGACGCCGTACTTGGTGGCGCCGCCGGGGTCGTTGGGGTCGTCGACGAAGCCGCCCTCGTGCTCCATGACGACGGCGAGCGCCGCCTGCCAGCCGATGTCCGTGGCCGGCGGCTGCGGGCTGCTGAGCTGGTTGAGATTGGACACGGTGCGACCTCCGCGCGTATGCGACGGAGGTACTGTGACGGAAGAGGTAGGGGCGTCTAACCCGGACACCTGTCCGGTCAGTCGGTGCGGCGAGTGCGCACTACAGCAGCTTGCCTTGCTTGTCGTCGCCCTGGCGCCCCCGCAACGTCTTGCGGTGACGACGCACCGTCCGTTCATGGCAGCCGGCGGCGCGAATGATAGTGGAGCCTTTCTCGCCGGCGATCAACGCATTGCGGATATAGGCGATGCGCTTGTTATACGGCGACAGAGGGCCGAGCGGGACCAGGACGGCTTCCCCACCCCGGTAGGTGTCGAGCAGCCAGCGCAGCACGTCAATGCCGCAGCGCTTGGCGATCTGATGCTCCGGATCGGCTTCGGCCGGCAGGTAAAGCTTGTCGCCGCCGAACTCGGATGCCAGCCGCAGTGCCGCCGGCAGTCCCAGCGCGTCTGCCAGATCGCGCAGCAGGGCCGGCAGGAACATCTTCACGTCCTCAGCCATGGCCGCGCGCCTTCCGCACCAGCTTGCCGAGGGCGATGATCGCCCGGTCGGCTTCGGGCTCCTCGAGGAAGACGTGCGCCAGCGCCCCGGCCTCGCGCGCCACCCGGATTCCGGCCAGCTCCAGCCAGCCGGCGAGCGCGTCGTGATCGCCGCGATGGATCACACCGGCCTCGTTGAGGAGCCGCCACATCGCCTCGATCACCCGCGCCTTGGGCGCGTGCTGCGGCGGCATCCCGAAGAAGCGATAGGGCTGCCAGACGACGCCGGCGCTGCGCGCCATCATCGCCTTCAGCGCCTCGATCACCGCCGGCGCCTGCTCGGCCTTCAGCCACTGCAGCGCTTCGACCTTGGCCTGCCGCTTCACGAAGGCTCCGAGAGCCTCCTCGGAGGCGTCTTGGACGACGCCCAGCCAGTAGGCCGCGATCCACGCCGCGCGCACCTTCGCCTGGACGTCGTTGACCACCGGCCGCAGCTTGCCGGCCCGCTTCGGCGCCCGGCCCTTGTCCTTCCAGCCCTTGGCCTTCAGCTCCTGCACCAGGTCGATCAACTGCCCGACGCTCAACTCGGCCGACGACCTCGCGCCCTTGCCGTGCCGCGCGACGATCTCGCGGTAGGTCTCGTCGTCGAGCCGCAGCTGCGCCTTGGCGACGTGCACCTTGGCCAGCAGCGCCTTGCGGCGGGGATCGGTGGTCTTCTTGGCGGTGGCGGTCATGACTCGCTCCCGGTGATACGGGCCGTGAAGCGCAGCGTGTTCTGCCGGATTTCGTTCGCTTCGATCTTGACGAAAGCGGCGTGGACCAGGGCCCTGCCGAAGTGGTTTGGATGGCAGCGCAGCGCCTCTTCCCATGCACTCGCCGGAAGCCCCTTGATGATCCTGACCAGCGCCGCGGGTCGGCCATTCACCGTGGCGGCGTCGATCGCTTCGGCCAATTGCTGCCTGGTCAGGTTGTTCAGCGGTTTGCTCATGCTCGGATGCTCCGTCGTTCGAGGCAGGCCGTGATCTGATCTCGGTGCGCGAGGGCATCGTCTGCGGTGGTGGGCGACGGCTCGACCAGGTCATCGCCCCATCGCGTGATGATTTCGGCCAGCGTCGGCCAGACGCCGTCGATCAGGGCGACCAGGCCGGCCACATCCGGGGCGGCGACGACCAGGTCGACGACATCATCGAAATCGACGGTGCCCTGGATCTGCATCGCGGCGCCGAGCGCGTCGATCCGACTCTCGTAGAAGCCGGGCAAGCGCAGACCTGTTCTTACATGGGTCACGACCCAGTACTGGGGAAGGCGGGGAAACTCCGGGCGCACGCCGTCCACCGGATGAACGGCGAACGGGCCGACCGCCTCGGCGATGACCGGGACGAGGTCGGCCTCGCCCAGGTCAAGTGCGACGGTAATGGCCGGGAAACGCTTCATGCTTTCACCTCGTCGAGCATGTCGCGCGGGTTCACAGCAGCCCTCCCTCGAGCACGGCCTCGGGGTAGTCGCCCTCGCGCTCCCAGCGGGCGCGGGCGTCGGGTTGGATCCACATCAGCGTGGTGGACAGCGCCTGCGGCCGGTCGGCGAAGTGGCGCAGCAGGTCGGTGCGCCAGACGATCCAGCAATAGGCGGTGGCGCTGGAGGCGGCGCGATCGAGGCGGCCCATCACCATCGGCACGCGGCCGGCGAACTGCGCCACCACCTTGGGCGGCCGGCGCTGGAAGAAGGCGTAGCGCTCGGCGCTCTCCAGGAAGGCGGTGCGCACCAGCACCGCGACGCCGATCTCGGCGATCGCCAGCGCACGCTCGACGAACTGCAGGCCTACCGAGAACGGCGGGTTGGTGATGATCCAGTGCGGCCTCGGGATCGGCGCCGGCCGCCCGGCCAGGTCGTCGGCGAGGAAGTCGTGCACGTGGGCGCCGACGCCGTAGTCGAAGACGTCCGAGGCGACGACTTGGCCGAAGTACTCCGACAGCGGCCGCGCCATGTGCAGCTCGCCGCAGGCCGGCTCCCAGACCGACATGCCCGACAGCGGCCAGGGCGTGGCGGCGGCCAGGTTGACGGTCTCCAGCAAGGCCCTGGTCGCCCAGGGCGGCGTCGGGAAATAGTCCAGCGCCTTCGGCGGCGAGCGGCGCTGGGCCATGACGGCGGAGGAGCGGTTCTGGATCATCGCAGCAGACCTCGCACCGGGACCCCACCGGCGACCCCGGCGACAACGTCGATCTCGGCGCCGGCGCGTTGGCCGGCAATCTTGCCGTCATCCTTGAACCGGCCCTTGGCCTGCGCGATCGGGCGGCTGTCGCGGAAGTTCTTCCCGCGACGATCACGCACGGCATCCAACTCGGCGCCGGTGGCGCGGATCAGCGCCCAGCCGCGGTCGCCGCCACCGTAACGGCGCCACAGGCCCAGCCGAAGCTTGCGGACCAGGGCGTCGGCCAGTCCTTCCTGGAAGGCGCGCACGGCCGCGGCACGGGTCTTCGCGGTGCGCCGGCGCCGGTAGAGCTCGGTCTGCCGGAACTGCGCCAGGGCGGCGGCGCAGGCGGCGCGCATCACATCGTAGACGTATTCGGCGACCAGCACGTCCTGCTCGCGGCCGAAGAAGCACCACGTGACCTTGTCGGTCCAGACGATTCCGCTCTTGTCAGCCATTGCTCTGCGCCTCCGGCCAATCCCAGGTGATCAGTACGCCGGTGAACCTGCCGGCGCCGTGCTCCTCCAGCCAGAAGCGGCTCATGTCGGCCAAGTCGGAGAAGCCGTCGGCGCAGGCGAAGGAATGCATCTCGTTGGGAGCGAGCCTTTGGCCGCCGACGTCGATCATCGTGATTCCGCCATCGGCGATGTCGATGATGAGGGGCAGCACCGAGCGGCACACTGGCCGGCCGATCAGCCGGCACTGGCGGGTGCGCATGCCCTGATAGAGCTGCAGCTCCTCCCCCGGTCGGGCTTGCCGGCGCCGCTCGCGGCGGATGGTCTGGAGCTTGGTCCGCGCCTCGATCGGCGCGACGAACCGGCGTTTGAAGCTGTAGGCGACCATGTCTGTTACCTTCGCTAAGTGGCGTGACCGCAGGGGGCAACGGCGGCCGGCTCTGCCCAGAGGCGCAGCCATTCGTCGCCCCCCAGCTCGGCGAGGAGCCTCAGCTCCTGCTCGGACAGCTGCGGGCCGTCGGGGCCGTTGGGCAGCAGCCGAAAGCCGCCCCCCGGGTTTCGTTGCTGAAAGACAAGCTGCGAAAACGGCACATCGGGCCCGGGCGGAATGGCGTCGGGGGCGTCGTCCGCGGTGCGGAGCCTGAAACGCCACAGGCCGTCGGCGGTCTCCAGCACGATGGTGCCGCCTTCGCGGTAGGCCAGGACGTCGTAGTCGTAGGGCTTCAAGGCGTTGTCGAGCTGCTCGACGACGTCCAGGAAGTAGATCCCGGGCGTGCCGCACCCATGGCGCCAGATCCTCGCCAGCTGCCACGGGTTCGCCTTGGCCCGCGGCCCCGACGTGGTGCCGTCGCCATGCGCGATGATCAGCGGGTAGACCTTCGCCTGCCAGCCCATCAGCCTGCCCTCCGCTCACGCACCTGGTTGACCGCCGCCACCACGTCCGGCCACGCGGCGCCGGCGTCGAGCGCCGCCTGGGCGACCAGGCGCACCAGCTCGACCGGGTCGTCGCCGGGCCGCAGCGCCGCGGCCGCCTCGGCGATCTCCGCCGCCGCCAAGCGGGCGGCGACCCGGCGCACCTCGCGGGCGGCGGCGCGGACGCCGTGGCTGTAGGGACCGCGCCCCAACGCCCCCTCGAGTCGTCGTGCGGCGCAGTCCAGATCCAGCGACAGGGCAGTGATGGGCAGGGCGGTCATGCGGCCTCCTTCGCACGCGTCAGCGGCGGCAGGCCGCGTTCCTTGCGCAGCTTGTTGGCGCGCTTCCACAGCGCCTCCTGTTTGACGACGTAGCCGTCGACCAGGAAGTCGCCGGGCCGACCACGCTTTTGGGAATTGGGCCGCGCGACGATGTGACCGGCGGCCCGCATCTCGTCGACGGCGGGCTGGTCGGGCCCGAAGTCGACGGCTGTGGTGACGCCCCTAGTGCGCAAGAATTCCTCGATCTGGCGCTGGCGCTCTTTATCCGCCGCCCGCGAGGCCAGGACCGAGGCCGGCAGCTGGGGGCCGCCATCGTCTGTCGGCACGGAAGCCGCTTCGGCGCGGCGTCGCTGCGCCGCGCGCCAATCGGCGGTCAGGCCCAGGATCGAGATCTGCGCCTGCATCGACGTCGTCTTCGCCCCGCCGAACGCCGCCGCGATTGCCTCCAGGTCGTGCCCCTCCCGTGCCAGCCGCGCCAGCTCGTCACGCAACGCCTGCGTCCAGACGATGCGGCCGCGCCCGTCGCGCTCGATCGCCACCTGCAGGGTCGCCGGCGCGGCCGCTGCGGGCTCCACCTCCGCCAGCGTGCGGTGTTCGCGGAACGCCCAGGACTGGCCCGCCGGCACGTCGCGCGCCGCCATCGCCCGCTCGCTCGACGGCTGGACTGCCAGCGCCAGGGCGACCTGGTCGTCGTCCAGCGCGGCCCGCGGTTCGGCATCGAGCACCGGCGAGGTGTGCCGGTGCACGGCGATCGCGGGCGCAGGTTCTTCCTGGGCCGGCTCGGGCTCGACCTGGTCGACCGGCGCCGGGGCTTGGTCCGGCTCGGCCGCCGCGATCGGCGCCGGCGCCGAGCTCTGCTCGATGGCGCTCTCGTCGGTGATCCAGTCATAGGCCGAGACCGCCTGCAGCACCGGATCGGCGACCTGGTTACGCACGAACAACTCCACGAGGTGGAGCTTCAGCTCGGCTCCCATCAGAGGCTTGTTCATGGATTCTTCCCTCTCTGGCCTGGCTCGTCAGGGCGGGGCGGCCAGCCCTCCGCCGACACCGGCGCGCGTGGCGCCGGCGTTTCGCCTACCAATCCCAGTCGTCCTCTCCGGCATCCCAGCCGCAGGCGCACTCGTCCTCGGGGTGTCCGCACAGGTCGCACGAAGCGGCGCAACCGTCGTGGCTGCAGTCGCACCCACAGCCCTCGAAGGCATCCGACCCGCAGCACTGGTTTCCGCAGGCGTTGCACATCGTCAGCCTCCCATGCTGCTGTCGAGATCCTGGCCCTGCAGCAGGCAGGTCTCCTTGCAGAGGTAGCCGAACTCGCAGTCGGCCCGGCACTTCTCGGTCGGGCCGTAGACCACCTCGGGCGCCGGGATGCCCTCGCGGCACGCGGCCACCATCTCCAGCGGCGGCGTGACGCCGACCGGCATCGACAGGGCGGCGCCGGCGGCGGTGGCCACCGCCGGCCGCACCACCTTCGCCTCCGGCACCTCGCCGGCCTCGCCGGGCGCCGCGAGGCGGTCGATCGACTGCACGAAGGCGGTGGAAACGGCGGCGAGCTCGATTAGGCGCCGGCGACGCTCCGGGACCGTGCCGGCCTGGACGACGGCATAGATGCGCCGCATCAGCACCTCGCCCTGCTCGAAGGCGGTGCGCGCGTCGTCGTGCGCGGCGTCGTAGCCCATGTCGATCTGGCGGCGCCGTTCGCCGGCAATCTCGCTGAGGACGTCGACCAGATGCACCGTCGCGGCCTCGGGCTCGTCGGGATAGCGCACGGCTTCCAGGTGGTACGACTTGATCATGTCGGCCTCCCTCACGCCGCGGCCAGGTCGATCGTCACGGCTTCCCACTTCGCCTGCGGGTCGGCGCGGCGGTAGAAGCGGACGTAGGTGTTCGAGCCGGCGACCCGGATCGACTGGGTGATCGCCTCCATCGCTCGCTGCCAGCGCTCGTCGGCGATCTCGATCCGGCGCAACGCGAAGATGGCCTCGCGGTTGACCAGGCCTTCCTTGTCCGTCCGGAAGGCGTGTTGGACGAGGGTGCGGATTTCGTCGCGCGCCCCGTCGGCCCAGTCGGCGATGCAGGCGTCGATCAGCTCCTTGGCGACCTGCAGGCCGGGGCCGAAGGTGAGCGTGTCGGACACCTGGACCTGCACCTTCAGCGTGCCGTCGTAGCTGGTGAAGGTCACGTTGCCCTTGGCGCCGCCCTTCGAGGCGCCGTACTTCTCGGCCAGCAGCGCCATGAAGGCGCCGATGTCGTCGAAGGTATGCCCCTTGAAGCGGGCGATGCGCGCCGACAACTCGTCGGCATAACCCATGATCTTGCGGACGAGCTGGTCTTCGAGTTTGTCCTCGGCCCTGACCAGGAGCTCGGGCACCAGGCGGCCCTTGGCGTCCGGCATGTAGCCCGGCGGGATCGCCGGCGCGGTGGTGGTTTCGGTGGTCTCAGACATGATCAGTCCCCCAGGGGTTTCGGTTGGTTGAAGGCATTCCCGAGCACCAGCCGCTCGGGATGGGCGAGGCCGCGGCGGCGGCCGAACAGGAAGGCGAGGAAGGCGCGGATCACAGCTCCACCCCCAGCGTCTTGGCCAGGGGCCGCATCGCAGCCAGGGCCTGCAGCGGATCGCGGCGCACCAGGTCGTTGAGGGCGCGGGTGAAGCCGGCGGCCAGCGCCTCGGCCATGTGGCTGGCCAGCACCACGGCGCCGCCATCGGCGGTCGGGATTTCAGCCAGGATCGCGGCCCGCAGCCCGACGTAGCGGTGTGCGAAGGCGCCGTCTTCGTGGCAGAGCTGGTCGACCTTCTGGCGCGCGTGCAGCACGGTGGTGTGATCGCGGCCGCCGAACTGCCGGCCAATGGCCGGCAGGCTGCAGCGCGTCAGCTCCATCGCCAGGGACATCGCCATCTGCCGCGGCCGCGCGAACTGGCGCGCCCGCCGATGCCCCCTCAGCTCGTTGAGCGACAGGCCGAACTGCTCGCAGGTTATGCGCTGGATCAGCGCGATGGTCACGACCGGGCTCACGTGCATGACGCGCCCTCCTCCGCCTCGCGGTCGGCCGCCATCGCCAGCATGCCGACCGCCAGCGTCTGCACTAGGGTGGTGACCGAGCCGTGATCGGCGACGCCGGCGACCACCCGATCGGCGGCGTCCATCGCCTCGGCCAGGGTCACCGGCCCGGCGACCAGGTGGGCGGCCCCGGCGGCGTCGACGTCGAGCACATGCAGGCGCTCGGCGCCGTCGCGGGCCAGGACGCGCCAGCCCTCGCGGACGCCGACATAGGCGATCGGCCGCGCGAGAACCTGCTCGCGGCCCTCGGGCCAGCGGTACAGGGTGGCGGCGTTGGGGGCGGCGGTCATGACGCACCGCCTTCGATCAGCCGCAGCGGCGGCGCTGAGAATTCCAAGCCGGGCCGCCCCGCCTCCAGGGCGGCGGCCTGGATCGCCATGTCGGCGAGCTGGAGCGCCAGCCGGTCGGCATACTCGATGGTGAGGCGGCCGCCGGCGCCGGCTTCGGCGACGGCGGCGGCGAGATGGGCGAGATCTCGGGACAGCATCTGCGCCTCCTCAGCCAGGCTCGTTGGTCAGGCGCGTCCAGGCGGCCGTGATGTGCTCGATCGTGCGCGGCACGCCGGCGCCGGCCGCGTCCAGCGTCGCCTGCTCGAGGCAGTAGGTCATGCCGCGCAGCGCGCCCGGCTTTGCGGCGTAGCCCTTCAGCCGCCGGACTTCCTGCGGGTCGGCCACACCCCAGGCCTGCAGCAGCACGTCGACGTCGCCGTCGGTCGGCTTGGTGCGGGTCACGCGCATGCCGATGCGGCTGAAGAGCTGGGCGAAGGTGGCCTTGCGGCCTTCGCCCTCCAGTCGGGCGTAGACGGTCTCGTTGCCGGCCAGCACCAGGCCGACCTTGAAGCGGTCGTTCAGGCTGCGCAGGGTCTCCAGCGCCGCGGCCGACAGGTGCTGCGCCTCGTCGATCAGGATCAGCCCGCGCTTGCCCTTCACGGCCGCGCCGACCGCCCGCACCAGGCCGGTCGACGTCTTCTCGGCCAGGCCCATCACGTCGACCAGCTCGCGCAGCATCGTGCCGACGCCGGCGGTGCTCGGGTCCATCGTCGCCAGCCACACATTGGGGTGCTGGGCGGCGTAGGTCTCCAGGGTCGTCGTCTTGCCGACGCCGGCGCCGGCGGCGATCACGCCGATGCGGCCGAGCTGCTGGGCGTACTGCAGCACCGACCAGAAGCGCTTGGCCGTCGGCGTCGGCTGGAAGCCGGGCAGCTCGGGCAGCACGAAGGCGCTCTCGGCCCGCTCCTGCAGGGCGAACAGCCACTTCTGGAGGAGCCGCGCCTGGGCCGCGTTGTTGCCCTGGTACTTGCCGTTCAGGAAGCCGTGGAAGGTCTGGTAGGGAATGCCGGCGTCGTCGGCCGCGGCCTTGATGGTCGGGAAGCCGGCGGCCGCTTCCTTGGCGGCGGCGCGGATGCGCTCGATCTCGTCATCGGACAGCGCGGTTTCGGTGGCGAGCATGTTCATGATAGAATGTCCCCCAGTTCAGTTGTGCCCAGGGGCGGGACCGCGGATCAGGCGGCCCGCCCTATTCCTTTGCCCGCGCAAAGGCGCGAGCGATGTTGGTGAAGAACGGATCGTCGTCGTCGTCGTTCGGCAGGGCCTGGGCCACCGGCTTCAAGGCGGCGTTGCCGGCCATGCCGAAGAACGGCCGCACCACCTTGGCCTCGGGCAGCGGCGCGTCCTCGGGATCGGCCTGTAGGGCGGCGACGTCGCGGTGGTCCAGCGTGCGTTCGGCCTGGGCCAGCGCCTTGCCGGCCTTGACGAAGGTCTTGACCGCGGCGCCGTGCGCCTTGGCGCCGGCGACGTCGTCGAAGCCGGTATCGGCGATGCACTCGGCGGCGCAGACGTAGGAGCCGTCCAGCCGGTAGACATGCACCGGCCGATCGTGCAGGTGGTCGGGGTCGTGCCAGACCACGACCTTCTTGCCGATCAGGCCGATCAGCCGCTCGTGCCAATAGCGGTTGCCGTACAGATGCACCTCGCCGCTCGGGGCGCGGCAGGTCACGCCCTGCGCTGCCAGCAGCCACATGCGGCGCTTCTCCGGCGGCAGGCCGTCGGCGGTGCGGATCGGGCTCTTGGCGTAGGATTCGGCGAAGACTTCGGCGCGCGAGCGGCCCTTGCCGTTGGTCCGGTTCAGCGCCGGGTCGTGGTTGAAGCGGTGGATCTCGCGCTCGACGACCTTGACCAGGTCCGCCATCGCGATCGCCGCCTGGCCGTAATTGTGCGGCTTGTTCTCGGTGCTGTTGCCGGTATAGGCGCCGGCGCATTCCGGGGCCTTCGAGATGTAGCGCGACAGCGTCCCGAAGGCGCGCTCGATCGGCTTGGACTGGCCGTGCGCCGGCTTGGTGAAACGCACCTCCGAGCCGATCTGCGGGAACAGGCCGATCGGGTCGTCGTCCTTGATCTTGAACCGGCGCCGATAGCGCGAGCCGCCGGTGTTCTCCTTCGCCGCCGCCGCCATCGTGTTGTCCGAGAACACCAGATCGGCGACGCCATGGCTCTCGATCATGTCGCCGTAGGCCAGGCGAAACGCGTAGGCGTTCTCGCTGATGTCCAGCCGCCAGGATAAGATCATCCCGGACATGATGTCCTGGAAACCCAGCAGGAAGGCGCGGGTCGGCTTGTCGATCCCCGGCCAGGTCACGCGCAGATCCAGCTTGTGGCCGTCGTAATTGACGGCCTGCAGGGCATGGAAGACGCTCTTGTCGCGGCGCTGCGCCGGGAACTTGCGCTCGTACTCCTCGGGGCCTTCGCGCCACCACACCAGCGTCTTGGGATCGATGTCGCGCTCGATCTTGCGCTGCACGGTCTTCAGGCTCGGCAGCGCCCAGCCCTTGGCCTCGGCCACGGGGCGCAGCCGGTTGTAGCACTCGGCCGCCGTCGGCGCCTCGGCGCGCAGGTAGTCGGCCTTGAAGACCTCCCACGCGTCTTCGCTCATCTCGGCCGAGGGCTGGCGGCCGCCGCGGCGGTCGACCAGGTACGGCAGCCAGTCCTCGCGCGGGATGCCGGCGACCTCCTGCTTCCACAGGAAGACGGTGCTGCGCCCGACCTCGTGCTCGGCGGCGATCTCGGCGACGGCCTGCTCGGTGCCCATGCCGCGGCGCTCGGCCTCGTCGACCTGCAGCAGGATCGCCAGCTTGTGCTTGGCCTTGTCCTTCTTCTTGTCGGTGCAGGAATCGTAGAACCGCCAGGCCTCGTCGCGCGCCAGCACCGCCTTGCGTTGCGCGCGGTCGGCGGTCGGGTCCGCCGGCTTCGGCTGATGCTTGGTCTGCCAGGCCAGGCGCAGGCGGTCGGGCAGCAGGCGGTAGTGATACTCGAAGCCGCCGCCATTGCCGCGACGCCGGCGCCAGGTTCCGTTCGGATTGGACGGGCTGAAGCGCAGTCCAGAAGCCCGCCAGCCGTTCTCGTCGACGCGATCGTTGAAAGCCCGGGATGTGATGCCCAGCGCCTTGGCCATCGCGGCGGCCGAGAGCCACTGCCAGTCGTCGCTCATGCTCCCCCCTTCCACTTGCGCCGGGCCAGCGCCTTGCGGTTGCCCAGCGCCTCGATCTCGGCCGCGCACATCGCCTCTTCGACGGCGCCCAGGTACTTCTCCTCGATCACCGCCAGGCCGAACGGCGCCGCCAGCAGCGACAGCAGCCGGAAGTCCCTGGTGGCGTGGATGAAGGCGAGGAAGCGGACGACGTTGATGGTGTAGTCGCGCGCCTCCGACATGTACTGGTCGAGCACGTTCTTGGTCGTGCCGTCCCCCAGGTAGTCGGCCATCTCGGCCGCGATCTCGTCGCGGCTCTTGCCCGAGAAGTCCTCGGCCAGCTTCATCGCGCGGATGAAGCTGGCGGCGATGCTGGCCGCGCGGATCGCCTCCGGCTCGCGATAGCGCACCGCCGGCGGCTCCGGCGGCCGCCAGGCCAAGAGGTCGAGTGTGCGGGTATCGCGCGGCGCCATGGTCAGGCGGCCTTAGCCGTGCCGGCGTCGATCTCCGCCAGCAGCTCGCGCAGCTCGGCCAGCTCGGCGGGCCGAAGCTGCGCCAGCCACGCCTTGCGGCCCGGCCGCTTGGCCCGGTTCCAGGCGCCGTTCAGGGCGTCGATCTTCTTTTGCCGGTCGTCGGAGACCGGGTCGGCGGCGCCGTCCAGCTCGCGTGCTGCGGCCTTGACGCTGTTGATCTTCGACGTCTCGTCCAGAACCAGGTCGATCGCCGCCAGCCGTTGCATCGCTGGAATTCGCGTCAGGGCCACCAGCTCCGACTGGTTCTTGGCCAGCTTGGTGCCGGCCAGCCGCGTCCGGATTTCGGGTGGCAGGCTGTTGGCGATCATCACCGCCGTCCGCACGGTGCGGTCGGTAATCCCGCAGCGCTCGGCGGTGTCCCGAGCAAAGGAAATGATTTCCGTTGCTGTCCCCTGGCGGGCCTTGCCGCCGGCGACACCGGCGACCGTGTCCGGGTGAAGGCGCTCGTAGATCGCCTTGCGCTCGGCCAGGAAGACCGCGCGATCCAGGGGATTGAGGTCGTGCCGCACCAGGTTCTCGTCGATCTCGGCCAGACGCGCCTCGTCGTCGTCGGCCTCGAACACGGCGCATTCGATCTCTTCCCAGCCGAGGATGCGGGCGACCGCCCACCAACGATGGCCGCCCGCCATCAGCCCGAAGGGCTTCTTGCCCTTGCGGGCCTTGTGCTTGCGCACTTCGATCGGATGCCGAAGGCGCCCGGTTTCCCGGATGTTCTCCGCCAGCAGCGACGCATGCCCCTCGTCGATGGCGCGCAGGCGGTCGCTGACGTCGATGTCGTCGACCTTCAGGCTCTGGTTGCCCAGGAACTTCATTGCCGACCTCCGGCGCAGGTGTGGCCGGCCGCCGAGGGGATGGCGGCCGGCCGGTTTTCCCCTATGCTCGGAAGCGCAACCAAACCGAGAGGGGAAGCCGAAATGAAAGACGAGGAACTTGCCGCCGAATTGGACGAGCTTGGCGCAATGACCGTGGGCAACGTGATGCTCACGACCGCCCTGGCCTCAGCACTGATCGACGCTGGTGCCATCTCGCTTGAACAAGTCGTGCACACGCTGCGGACGTTTGCCGACCTGCAGCCCGGTTCCAAGGCGAACCGGCCGATCGAGATGGCGATCGACCTGCTGGAGAGCAGTAGCGGCGCCTTCGGGCATACCGAGACCGCGCGGTTCACGATCATGAACGATCTCCTGCGGCGCCTTGGGCGAGACAGTCCCGACCCTGCCGAAGGGCCCTAGCAACGTTCTCCAGGCGGGACGAGTGGCGGCCGACGGCCGTAGCCGGCCGGATGACGACCTGACTTGCGCCGACCAGCCGCACCAGGTCGACGTCGACGCGATCACCGTCCAAAACGACGGCGCCGTCGATGTCCATCCGCGCCGGCAGGCCCCACCCGGCGACCGCCTCGGCGATTGCGGTCCGCAGGCGCTCCGCCTGCGCGGCGTTGGCCAGTTGCCCACCGGGATCGACCACCACGGCGATGTAGGGCCGCACCGGCTTGCCGTCCGGGCCGGCGACCATCAGGTCGAGCTGCGCGACGTGCAGCACCGAAAGTCCAGTATCCTTCGACGTGTTCATGCCCTCGCTTCCTTTTGACGGTGACCGTAGGTGGGGCGGGGCCTATAGTTGTCCGCAGGTTGTGGGACGATGCGGCTGCCGTCGGCGCGGTATCGATCCGGCCAGATCGAACGAGGGCGCATGCGCAGCGCCTCGGCGATCGCCTCCTCGCCACGCTGGTGCGGGCGCCGGGCCGCGTTGCGGCAGGTGCCCGCGGGCAGCTCGTGCTGCCGGTCCAGCTCGGCGAAGGTGACCCGCCGCTGCGCCAGCTTGAACTTGATCTCGGCCGGGGAGAGGCCCTTCGGCTTCGTCACGCGTCCCTCGCTCCTACCACCGGCCCCGCCAGGCCGGTTTTTGTGGGGTGTCCAATGTACGAACGTACAAAGAGTATGAACCCATTTTTGGGTTCGAGGCAAGGTCAAAAGCGCTTCCGGGTTCGGAGGCGCGCAGCGCCTTGCACTTACCCCAAAAAAGCAAGCCGGTTCAGACCGTTATGACGAACTCGGAAGCT